ATATTTTTGCTGCAATAATTATTCCAAGTACCAATTTGCAATAAATCATTTGGAAATCGTAATACGTCATAATAATATCGTATTGCTTTTTATCCATTTTTATCACATTTGCACCAGAAGATAACTTATTGATATTATTTATCAATTGGACAGTCTCTTTGAGCTGCGTAACGCCGATCAGGCGCATCAAAATGTCATTAAATGTACTATAATTTAGCGTGGCGCGATCGTCGGCAATCTTTTTAAGCCAATGTTCAACTACCAGGACAGCATCTCTCTTTTTAATAATATCATTAGTCGGTAGAGACTCATTAATTATCTTTACAATATCATCAAGTTCAGTAATTGTCTCTGCTCTGGCGCTTAACCAATCCAATTCTCTATCAAAAACTGAAATTGCAGTCTTTTGCTTTTCTCTGGTATAGACAAAATTAATTATGAATGGATTTGTTATTGGGCCTGCTGCCATGGCAAATTCCCCATCTTCAGTTTGAGGCTTTTTTAGCTCCTCCGCTTCAATGTGAAAATCCTGAAATGGAAAATTTCGCAAAAATGGATAATTTGCGTAAACTTTCGATAAAGTTCTGTCCTGTGCTACCAATGCCATGCTAATTTTAATTATTTATTAGTATTATACTGATAGGTTAAACTAAGAACCCCAACCAAGTAAAATACTTATGTATGCAAACTAAAGAACAATTAGACAAAGAGATTAAACGACTTAATCTTGAGCAAAATGCTCTAAAAATCTTGATTAACTCGTTTTATGGAGCCTTCGGTAACAAATATTTCTATTTTCACGATACAGATATTGCGCAATCAATTACTCTACAAGGCCAAGACCTTATTAAATTTTCAATTAAAGCAGTTAATCACTACTTTACAGAAAAATGGCACCTAGACACTGAATTACATGAAAAGCTTGGCATATCCAATCTAAAGATTAATCAAGTTAAAGAAGAAGCCGCAATTTATACCGACACAGATTCATGTTATGTTAGTTTTCATCCAGCAATTAACTCAATTGAAGGTTTTTCCTTAAATGATACCGAAGCTCTTAAGTTTTGCTTGGCAATCAATCGCGAAAGACTAAGCGGTTATTTCAAAGCAGCTTTTCAAAAATATGCAACCGCATTTAATACTGATAATCGCCAAGAGTTTGAAATGGAAAATCTTTCAAGAGCTGCAATTTGGTGTGCTAAAAAGAAATATGTTCTTAAGGTAAGTTATGAAGACAATCCAGCTGAAGAATTATCAGAAAAAGAAAGTCAAGTAGTAAAAGGTCTTGAAAAAGTTCAATCTTCTTATCCAATTTGGGCAAGAGCTCACCTTGAAAAATTATATGACTTCTTCTTAGATCGTGGCTATGATTTAGACCTTGAAGCTGAATTAATTCCTAAATTACAAGCGCTGCGAGCTGAAATGGAAGCTTTAACTCCAGATGATATTAGTTTCTCATTTTCTGTGCGTACTTATGATAAGTATGTTAAGTGTGAACATCCTTTAAAGTTAGATAAAGGCGTTCCAATCTATACTAGAGCCGCATCGTACCACAATTTTATGTTAAAAGAAACAGGCAATAAGAAATATAATCGTGTAATTAGCGGTAAAGTTAAATTTTACTATGCTGCGCCAAATCCATATGAATTTGATATTTTTGCATTTTCCCCTGGTGTTTATCCAACTGAATTTGCCATACCTATGGATAAAGATCAACAGTTTTTCCGTTTGATCTGCGAACCTTTAAATAAATTACTTCTTGCAATGGGATTACCTCAAATTAATCCGCAATTACGCCGTGCAATTGAAGTAGTTAAACATAAACCTAAAAAAGGTCAAGATATTCAATCTTTCCCAATTCATATTGTAGATTCGGAAACATTTGAAAATACCCTAGTTCCGGAAGCTCTTCAAGAGTTTATTGCAAATCCAGATTCAGCAATTCCGCCTCAGTTAATGCCACAATATCTAAGTATCGTATCTAAGTATGGCTTAAATACAGTAGTAGTTCCAGATGCTGAACTTGCAAAATATATTGATAAAATCAAGAAAAAGAAAGCTTCAAAAGCAGTCGTAGTCGAAGAAGATGAGCTAGAAGAAGTAGAAGATTAATTAGATGGAAATACATGAGGTTTCAAAGTTTGTTAAAAGTGTCTTGGGCGCCAGGTTTCCTGGCATTCACGATAAACAAACTATTGAAGAAAGCGACGGTAAATTAAATTTCGCTTGCCCATTTTGTGGAGACTCTAAGGTCAAAGCATCCAAAAAAAGAGGCCATCTCTATTTGGAAACTAAAACCTATAAATGTTTCAATGATGGTTGCATGGCATGGATGAGCCTTGCTGAATTTGTAGCCAGTTTAAGTAATCAATATGGAATTATTTCATCCCTATTTCTAGAAGAAAAGGACCTTGAAGTAAATTACAAAAAAACTACTGAAAACCATCTTGTTAGATTCTTAACATCTAACCGCAAAAGTATGATATCGATTACCGATGTCATAAACAGATTTTCCCTAAGAAGACTTGATCAAATTTCAGAAAATTCTGCTGCATTTAAGTTTGCCCAATCCAGAGGCTTAACTAAAGTTCAAAACTTTGGCGATATTATGTATGCTGATACAATGGACAATAAAGTCTATATCTTTAATTTCGACCATCGTTCTGGTAAAATCCTAGGTCTTGCTACTAGAAGTCTAGATCCATTTACTGACAGAAAATATTTAATTAAATCTTATAACGAGGTTTCTAAAATATTTACAAATGGCGATACTCCAGAAATTATTGACGATGCAAACTATCTTAATAACTATTTTAATATCCTAAATGTTGATTTTACTCAGCCGCTTATGGTAACTGAGGGTCAAATTGACTCTATGTTTTTAAAGAATGGATTGGCTACTTCTGGTGTTTCCAAAGCCAAATCAATCCTAAAAGCAATGGGTGCAGTTGATATTAAAATTATCTTTGATCGTGATAAAGCAGGAAAAGACTCAATGCTAGCCTTTATTAAAGATGGATATTCTGTATTTTTATGGAATAGTTTAATTGCAGAATTAAAAAAGAAATTTCCTACTCAAATTATCAAGCTATCAAAAATTAAAGATATTAACGATCTTTTCTTATTTCTAAATCGACAAGATCCAACCTTTACAATTTCAAAATTTCAAGACTTAATAGGTAAGCACTTTAGTAATTCTGTATATGATATCGTCTATCTATAAATATTAATATGAAAGACCCTAATCAAAAAAAGAATATTAAAACATTTCTTAAACCTAGAATTGGTGGATCTGTAAAACAAGGTTATTTTAGACCTCAAAATCCAGATCGATATATGGGTGATCCTACCCAAATCATTTATAGATCTAGTTGGGAATATAAGTTTTTGAAGTGGTTAGATTCAAGTCCATCTGTTCTTAAATATTCATCTGAACCATTTGGAATTCCTTATTACAATCCAATGGACAAACGTGGTCACATTTATTATATTGATTTCTTTGTTAAATTAGTAGGCCCAAATAATACTGAAGAAAATTGGTTAATCGAGATTAAGCCAAACAAATATGTTTCGCCTCCAACTAAACCAAAGAGAATGACCGATAAACAAACTGCAAATTATGTCTATGCTGCAAAGCAGTTTGTTATGAATCAGGCCAAATTTGAGGCAGCCAGAGACTATGCAGCACAAAAAGGAATTAGGTTCGGTATTATTACCGAAAACTTCTTATTTAAAAGTTTGTAGAATATAAAGATGATCAAGCCAACATTTAGTGCCCAAATAGACGATTTCAGAAATAAAGGTGAAAAACTAGAAGATCCATTTTTTAGTAGTATTTCGCCATTGCCTGAATCTGTTTTTATTCCCGGTCATATTTACACATTTTTCTCTCAGCCAGTTGATGACCAACAAATCCCAACGGCTGATCAATATCTTGATGCAAAAGAAATGGCAAAATATTCAATTAAACGGCCATATTACGACCAGCTTCCAATTGGTATTTGTCTATCAAATAGTGCAACTGAAGTTACTATATTGAATCTTAAAGTAATGCCCGTAGGGGCTACTCAGATTATCCTGAACATACTTTGGCAAACGCTTAATAGTATCATAAGTAAATCATATGATGATAAAGGGGAGTTTATTGGTGATACCAGGAGACTATACCAGCTACCTGAATATGCAGCACTAATGGGATTTAATGCAAATCCATTTATGATGGCAGATCTTTTTCAAAATGCGAGCGGCGGTAGATTTAACATTCGTTACGCAGTAAATAAATATCAAAAAGCAAATATTACAAACCCAACACTTATACCATTTCACCTGGTTCCCAGAATTGCTCAAACTAATATTTTCGACGGAATTCAAACCAGATCTTTAAGTATGGAATCAGTAATATCACAATTTAACGCATAATTATGGCAGGATTTCTAGACAATATCGGCTTAGGAGGACTTAAATCAAGACTATCAGATTTAAGCCGAGTTGGTATGAAGTACGAGGATCTTTTAATTAAGAACTCACAATCGATAGGATTTATTGAAAGTCAGTTAATGCAGGCAAGGGGAAATGTTTTAGCTGGTGGCCAGCAAGACTCCTTAGCCAGAGCAACTATGGCAATATCAGATACTACATCTGCTCTTAGAACTAAAGCTATTGCATTCTTTCAATTAGATTACGCAACCAAACGAGAAAGATTAAGAGATCTTGCATCAAACGGTGAAATTGAATTTGTAATCGAATCAATTACCGATGACGTTATTGTATTTGATGAAGATAACCGTTTTGCATATCCAAATGACTTGGTTGGTGAAATGCTCTATAAAGGAAAAAATAAAGAGCAGCGTCTTAAATATCAAGAAAAAGTTATTGAAAAATATAACGAAAATTTTGAAAGAATCTACAATGCATGGGGCTTTAATGAAGGAATTTCAGCATGGCAATATTTTTATCAGTGGTTGATTGAAGGTCATTTAGCCTTTGAAATTCTTTATGATGACTTACAAAACCCAAGAGAAATTATTGGATTTAAAGAAATTGATCCATCTACTCTATATCCACAAATTAAAAAGGATGCAGCCGGAAAGATCTTTTTAGAATGGGCTCAGAAAGTTGCAGGAGAATCTAAAGTAAGAACTCTTACAGATTCTCAAGTTCTTTACTTATCGTATTCAAATCACTTTAGAACAAAACGTATTTCATTCGTTGAAAGAATGGTTAGATCATTTAACTTAATGCGTGTTATTGAACACTCTAAAGTTATTTGGCATACTATGAATGCTCCTATTCGTTTAACAACTAAAGTTCCAATTGGAAGTAAGTCTTTAAATAAAGCAAAGGAAGATGTTCGTGAATTTGCAAATCAATTAAAGGAGGATATTTTCTTTGATACTAATACTGGAGAAATCCAAGTAGATGGTCGCCCTAACCTATTATTCTATAAGAATTATATTTTACCAGTAAATGACCAAAATCAGGCAATTGAAATTGCTCCATTGGAATATGCTGGTCCAAATATGTCAGGTTCTGAACTTCTTAACTATTTCAAAGAAAAGTTAAAGATGGACTCCAAGATTCCTTATTCAAGATGGGATTCGGCAAATGGTGCAGGCCAATATACAATGAATGCTGAAGGTATTCGTCGTGAAGAAATTCGTTATAATAAGTTTATAACACGTCTTCGTTCAGCCTTTAAAGAATTATTGACTAAACCACTATATCTTCAAATGTGTCTTGATTTTAAAGACCTAAAAGACGATTACCGTTTTAAAAACGCAGTAGGTATTAACTGGCATGATGATAACGTATTTGAAGAAATCAAACAACAAGATTTACTTAATAAACGTCTTGCTACTCTTAACGCTCTTAAAGGAGTTGTTGATGATGAAGGTAAGCCATACTTCTCTACTGAATACTTAGTTAAAGAGTATTTAAGAATGAGCGATGAAGATCTTCAAAAGAATAAAGATTATATGAACCAAACTCCAACCGGAGAGGGTGAGGCAGGCGAAGCCGCAGCACCAGGTGCTGCA